CGTATCTGGTAATTCAAGTGTGATAACGTCTGTTGCCATAGTAATACCTTTAACTGTTTTTAGTATACATTATTTAAAATATATTTTATTTTTACCTACAACCAGAAGTTAGTAAAACTACATCTAAATTCACGCACGGCAACATTAAAAGAGCCAGTGTTTGCACTTAGCCTTAAACGCCTTGAAACAATGGGAATTGTTGCCAATGTTCCAATAGCCCCACTGCCAAAAAACGATAAACTATAAGCATCTACAGGTAAATATGAACCAGATGTACTAGTTGTTTCTAATCCTATATTAAATGTTGCTAAACTAGTACTAAAAACAGTAATACCTACAGATTCTACTTCTGTTGGAACTAACCACATTGGGTTACCGCTTAATGAAACGTTCATACAGGCTAAATTTTCTATTGCAAAAGAAGTTCCATAGTTTTTATTGTATGAAATTAAATTAGGCGTATCATTGGTTGCACTTATTGCCCCATTAGGAAAACGGCAAGTATAAGCCATAACAGGGTTATTAGACCAATTTAAAACCCGATGCTCAATAAATGCCCCTTCTTTGCCACTACCAACCATATCTGTAATAGCAGTAGAACCATTGGTGTAACTTGTACTAGGCGGATACGTCGCACACGCCCACGGTAGCAATCTACGCCATACATAAGTGGAAGGCATCGTTGGAGCGGTGTTGCTAGCACTAAATAAGCCAGCAAGAGTACCGTCGTTCTTTCCAATTAACCATAGGTACAGTATTTGCCCACTCACTCGTGTTGCATCAATACTACCAGCTACACCCACTGTACCATTATTAGCAATGGTTAAGTTACTACCAGTGAACTGTTGATAAGCACTTGTTGTAGGATTAAATAATATAGCTTGTATTGTTCCGTTTATTTTAACTTCAAACAAATTGCTAGCGGTTTGTACAGGCTTAGGGATTGACTCATACCCAAAAGGCTTACCACCCTGCAACGCTAAAAATCCATCATTAACAGTAACAGAATCATCAAAGGTTTTGTTGCCTGTAAACGTATAAGTACCTGTAAAGGGTGCCGTGGTACTTTCTAAAACAATTCTATCCGTCCATAACGTACCATTGTTTAACGTTGTTCTTGCTCTTAACTTTTGGTTAGTATAAGAATAAATTAGTTGGTCAAACGTGCTAGCATCTCTTTTAACCATTAACACAAACCCATTACCGTTTAATGAGTTATTGCTAGTAGATGTTGTAATTTTGTAGATACCAGTATTACCAGTACTGTTTAAATTATCACTTGGTAATAAAGGGGCTGTTGTACCAATACCTGTACCCGATAATATTTCGTTTACAAACGTCGTTAATGAACGGTCTAATGGAAACAAGTCAATCCATGCTGTGTTAGCACCATTGCGTAACTTTAATAGGTTTGTATTAGTATCCGCCCATACCTGTAATGCTACAGGTGATGCAGGAGCTGTATTACCACTACTCATTGTTGCTAAGGCTTGCACAATAGCGTTAATATCAATGGTATAATCTATACCACTCTGACTTGCACTTAAGTTTAAATCTGCTTGAGCCATAATAAGCCCTCCTTTAAAATTATTATAACTGCTTGCCGTAACCCCTTGCTATCCAGTTGATTGTTCTAGCAACCGATACATTACTTGCATCAAATACTTGAACGTCAAAACTGCTAGATGTTTGGTTTTGTATCTTAATATATTCACCAGCTTGTAGGTTTGATCCTGTTACGTTGACCGCAGGTGTTGCTTTAAACGGTGTACCATAAGTGATAGTATTCCACCCTGTAGTCAAACTAACACCTTGTTTAGACTCAAACCTATCTGGCATATCACACGTTACACTTAATTTAGTAACCCGTGGTATTTTACTTTGTAAAAAAGAACGTAATACTAACCTAAACTTAAACGCCCTTGCCCGATACTCTCCCACAATAAATGTTTTCCATGGTGAATAAGCCACGGCATCTTCACTGGTAGAGAATTGCAATTCTAGCATCCCTTCGGTGTATTCAATAAAACCTACAGATGCAATAGAATCTACTGTATCAATGCTTGTAACATTACCCATTACATCTGATTCAGCCGTTGCTAATGTTATTTTAGCACTAACATCTGGTATAAAGGCAACCCAACTATCAATATCACCCATAATGTATTCAAGTACACTGGTTAAACGACTTACATAAATATCACCTAAATCTATTTCATTATCAAATTCATAAAACGCCGTATCTTCTACTAATGGGTTACTCATGTATAAAATATTACCAGTAGCCGTAACCCCTGTTTTAACACCATCGAATGTAGGACTTTCTGTGATAGTTTCAACAATATTAATACCTACATCGGGGGCTTCAAACGTGATTCTAGTTGCAGGGATGTTGCTATACGCCCCGTAATAATCAATCGCTTTAATGAAAAACGTACCATCTAAATATGGGATGGTTATTTCAGTTAATGAAGGGTCAACCATTGTGTAGAATTGAGTTAATGCCCACTGTGTATTAGTTTTAGATTGACTAAACCGTATTTCATACCCAGCTAAGTCGGTATCTTCTACTTTATCCCATGTAAAGGTTAATTCTGTACCTTTTAAAATGTAGTTAAAATTCTGTACGTTTGCAGGAGCAACGTTATTAGCAGAAAAATCTAATGTTGCAAAAACGCTACCACCCGATACAAAATTACCCAAAATAACCTGTTCTGCATCTACTTGTATTTCCAAAATATCCTCGGGGATATTCTCAATGGTAAAGCTAGATGTGCTAGTACGCCCAGCTAATGTATACGCAATCGAACTAGCCGTTTTGTAATAAACACTATATTGCCTAACCCTACTATCAGGGCTTGGTGTCCATGAGACAAGCAAGTTTTTAATCAAGATATTGTTTACTTTGGTAAAGAATCCATTGCCTGTGATATTGCTATGTAGAACAATATCTTGCCCTTGCAACGTCGTTAATGTTTTTTGGCTAACAATACCCTTATCGATTCTATCGTATTTCCCAGCATCGTACTCAATGCCTGTTATTTTGTATTGAAATTTTGCATCCCCTGTTAATTCTGTTTTGCTTGTAACGTAAAATTCCCTAGGTGCAATGTTACTAGCAATAATACCCCATACGTTATTAACTACTGGCTGATTAACCGTAATTTCAGATGATAACTTAACCCATTCTTGCGAACCATAGGCTAATACGCCGTCTGCATCACATGGCGTACAGTCATAGGTTGTAATGGTATTATCTGGTAGATTAACACTGATTTTGTATGTTTCCGTGCTTAAAAAAGTAATTGGAAAATCTAAGCGTATTGCACTAAACCCTGTAGCATTAAAGTTTTGTACAAACGCTTTTATTCTGCCACTCATACGGATTTTAGCGTATGCAGGGTCATAAATACCAATAACATCACCTATGACTAAATCTGAACCATCCAAACCCACTGTAAACTCAACTTGGGTATACTGATTCTTCAATGAATCTAACAACCACTTACCAAAGCGTCTGGCTTGCCCTTCACTGGTAATGCCAACACCATCAATAGAACTAACATTATACCCAAAGATGTTAATCAAATAAGGGTCTTCTACCGTAACAACATCTTGCTTGTATAGGTTTTTAGGGTCATTATAGGTTACACTAACCACGCTGTATGTTTCATCTGAACCAGCGGTAGAATAATCAAATATATTTCCTACAACGTTAGCCTGTGAAAAAATAGCCGTCATTGTTTTAGGCTTGTCTATGGCTAAACGGATAATACCATTACTGCTGTATACTGAACCGTGGAATACGTTAGCTACCTTGCCAAGCGTAGAATAAAAGCTATCAGTGTTAGCAAACCAATAGTTAAACGTATACCGTGGTTCTAATGCCTTTGTACCAGCTACAGGTACTAACTCATCGCAATACTTAGCAATATCGTAAAAATCGAACTTATCCACTTGGCTTTCATCGATGAATTGCCCACCGCCGTACCGTGCATTAGTCAACAAGTCATACAACACCCATGCAGGGTTATTTGTCCATGCCCTTGTAAACGTCCCATCCCAGTACCCTAAACTTTCATCATATGTCCGTTTAATCGGGTCGTAGTTACTTGGTATTTTAACCTCTAACAAATCTAACAAATACCCACGTTTCGGGATATTATTCCCAAACAAAGAAGCATCTACTTTTAACCCAGCTACTACCGTGTTTGAATAGTTTATTTTAGTCTCAATACCTTCAACGTAGCTTGTCCAATACGTTTCGTCTTGTTTTGTGCCGTTGAAGGCATCGTTATTGGCTAGCTTTGTAACTCTAATATCCCAAGGGCTACCACCGTTGCTTTTAGGTAATGGCACAAGGTATTCACGTTCAAAAGATGATGCTGTACGCCCATCAATTACTAAAGATGAGTCTACCAGCTCATACACTGCTGATACAACCCATCCTACAGGCGGTATAATCTTATATTGACCTTGTGCTAAGCCTATTATTTCATCATCAATACCATAATACAAAGCATATTGGTTTTTCGTTGATACGCCGTTGTTTTCCATTTTTAGGTTGCTTGGTATTAACTGTGGTGTAGCATTATTAAAACTATACTTAGTTGGTTGCACATCATACACAATCGGGGTTACTGTGCCACTTGGTAATAACTGATACGTTACTGTAGCAGACTCAACATTATCTAACATAAAAATATCACTAGGGTTTGATACTTTTTTAGTTAAAATAACCCTAAAACCAGTACTTGTAGCAGTGGTAACATACCCACCGCTTGATTGTGCTAATCCACGCCATTGTTTAGCAATCGTTTTATACCCTGTGCTATTTTCGTTTACTTCAATGTTTAGTCTTACCCAGTTGTTTAGCACATTGCCGTTATTATCCTGTGCCTGCAAACCAGATAAGCCAATTTTAATTCTAAGATAATCCGCCTCGGGGTTTGTAACCGTTCTAACCACTGGCTCTCTATCGTTTAATAAAACGCCCACCTCTTGAATGGTCTCTACCCCTTGGAAGCCTTGCATTAACTCTTGGTCGGGTGTGCCTAAGCGGTAATCTACTTCAATCCCTTTAAAATTAAACGTGCCATTATTAGCCTGTAATGGTGTTTCATCAAAATAAACACTATTCAAGCCATTAACTAGCCCTTTTATTTTACCTTCACAAATTGCCTCGGTAATCCTAGCAACGTTATTAGAAACAAGGCTAATAGGAGCGGTTGTAGGCGTGCTTTGTTTTTTTTGTCCACCAAAACCCATTACTATACATCCTCGGCTCTAATTGACTGACTAATAACGTTTGAACCGCACATAAACCGCCCATAACCTACAGGTAATGGTATGCCCTTAGCTACACGGTTTGTAGCATTAGAAAATAATGTACTTTGCCTATCTTCTGGCTTATCTGACTCATTCTGTTTATTTTTCAATGCTTGTAAATCTGCAAACCCAGAGACTGCTAAGCCAACACCACCCATAATAAATTGAAATCCTAAAGCAGCACCTGCCCCAGTGGCAATTAAGACAACCCCAACAATCACCATTTGTATACCAGTAATTATTTTAATCCATGCCCCGAATTTACCACCAGCCCCTATACCTTCAAGGGGTACAATATGTACCTCTGTTGCATCGCTTGGTATTAGTTGTTTAAAATCGCTGTCATTACTAATTAAATCGTGTTTTAATTCATTGGCGTAGGTTACATGGTAACATCCTGTTTTAAGAATGCTTTTCATAGCAGGAAACGCTCTTAATAAGTAAGATATGACTTGATGAAATGAATCTACTTCAAGTGTTATACTCTGCTTAAATTGCTTTAGCTTACCATGTAAAACAACCGTTATTCTCATTATATTATTACCTCAAGCACCATATGAATAAACGGAATATATCGGCTGACGGTTTCTACTTTACTAACGCCGTTGCTAGGATGGTGTAGCATCTGACCATTGCCAATATAGATACCCGAATGCTCACCTTGTTTCCCTATCTTAAATACTAGCACATCTCCAATAGCCAAGGCGTTTAACCGCTCAAACTGCTTTATTCTAGCAATGCCGTTATGCCCTAAGGTGTAGTACAGTCTTTCTTTATCGTAAAAATCCCTTGGTACACTTGGTATTACAAACCCTTTATTTAACAAATACCAATCCTTGATAATAGCAAAACAATCGCCTTTACCATCGCTACCAAAATCGCCCCAACGGTATAGCCTTCCTTCTAAACTATCCACTGTAGGAACAATACTATCATGCCAAAAAACAGGTAAAATCTCGTCTTCATAACAACAATAATTCATAACCCCTTGTGGTTTATCGCTTCCATTAAATACCTGCATATCAAACAAACTAGGGGTGACTGGCTCATATGACCGTACAGGATGCGTGTGTAAGTATGCTTCTGCCCCTTCAATAATACCAGCATCTACAAAGTATTCATTACCCACGCCTACCAAGCAAAACACATCATCAATCAAAGCAAACATATGCTCATTGCCTAAATCTTCTACAGGTCTTGCTATAAGCTGTTGATGTATTTGTTGTTTATGTGTATCGGTAAACTGAAACATATTAACCCTCTATAAAGCTAGGGAATCCCTGAAACGGTAAATCTGTGGCATATCTTGCAGAACATCCACCTAACGTTTTACTGCAACTGTCATCTTTTATATCGCACGATTGATTAAACTCATCAAAGTAATTAGCCCCTGTGTACGGACAAGCGTTTTTATCGGGGTAGATAAACGTATTAGTCGTTTCATTAAAGCGTCGGTACTGATGGTTGCAATAAGATACCATTGTCCGCCGTGGAAACGGTTGTTTACTAGCTAATTCTACCTTGGTAATTAACTCAAACTGAATGTACTGTTTATTTTGTGCAGTCATTTTGTTAATATAAAAAACATCATAATTGATAAACTCTGTTGTGATAGCAGGGTTTAAATCGTCTAACTCTTCACGCCGTACACGCATCCGCAATACAGGGCAATTCTGCAACCCTCTATACTCGTTTATACTAGCCATCATAATAGGCTCTATGGCACTAATTGATAGTTTAGGTCTTGGTGCTTTATCCGATGATATTTCAAAGCCTGTAGCCTCGATAGGAAACGGATAATAAGTGTTTCCATTAAACACTATTGCTTGTCTATTTGGCGTAGATGTATTGGCAACCCGAATAATCCCACCACCATAGATAGTAGTATCCAATTCAAACAACGTTATGACTATACCAAAACTTGATTCTTGGAGATTAGTTGAAATGCTAGGCAAGGTCGGCAACCTCTTCTAATTGAAACGTAGCGTTATACAAATTAGCTTGTGAACCGCTAAACGTAATACCTTTTTTGCACGTCCATAACCGAGGGGTACTTTCATTGACTAGGGTGTAATAAAAAGCATCCCATCCTCCCCTTGCAAAAAAGAAGGCTTGTAGCGTGTTTTTTTCAGCCACGGTTATGTTATCCAAAGTAATACTAACCACAATCAAGATGTTATTAAACCCATCTTGCACCCGTTGCTCATACCCATCGCTAAACTGTGCGATTAAAACTTTCGGCTCTTGTGCTTCACTGTACCCACTCTGGCTAGGGTTTTTAGGCAATGTCAATGTTACTGGCATTAAGCATAACTCCCTGTTCTATTAAACATCCCACCTTGGCGTTTTTCGGTGTTTAAAATATCATACACTTTTCTAGTTACTATATCACTAATTGTTTGACCAAGTTGCCTGTTTTGTTCTGGAGATGACCCACTATCGCCGTTCATTGTTACATTAACATTAGTTACAACGGTTGAGCCACCACCTATAGCATGGTTAGGTATCATTGTACCGCTTGTAGCAGGCTTAAATATCTCTGCCCCACGCTCACCTACCACATACGCTTTATTAGCCTGCATATCGCCACCAGTGGCTTTAAATCCACCAAAGAAACCGCCTATTTTGGAAGCAAAACTAGCTAAACCAGATAATGAACCACCAGCGGAACTTGCACCTAACCCACCTGTACCTGCTTTAATAGCTGTTAGCCCAGAACCGATTGTACCAAACAAACCACTACCAAAGCTACCAGTAGGCGTTATCCCATTAGCTACAGATGGTGCTATTTTACCTAGCAAACCAGATAGCCCACCTAAGAAGCTAGTTTGACCATTGAATCTATCAAAGAAGGCTTGTAGCCCACTACTTACTAATGCTCTTAACGCATTAACCGCTAATTGACGCATCAATCCTACAAATATCTCTTTAAACGACGATGTGCCATTAACCATATGTTCAATGGTGTTATCAAATGCGGTTTTAATAGCATTACCCATTTCTTCATATTGGTTTTTTAGCCGTTGCGTAGTACCTTCTACTTTTTTGGCTACTTCTTCGGCTAAGATTTTTTGTTCTTCTAATTGCTTAATTCTTTTTTGTTCGTCTTTAGTCAAGCCTATACCGCCAGCTTCCAAACGCTTTTGTTCTTCTTCTCTAATAGCTTTCTTAATTCTCAATTCTTTTTCAGCAATTTTATAGCCGTTTAAACCACCAGCATTTAAGGCGTTTTGCAAGAATGTTAAATCACTAAAGGTATTTTTAAGGTTTGCAAATTCTGTTTCAATGCTTTTATTACCTTGGTTAGCAATGCCTGCCTCTTTCAAGGATTGTTCTTTTAATACTTTTTGTCGTATTTTAGCAATCTGGTTTGCGTCTAACGCACCAAACCCACTAGTTTTGCTTTTTTCTTGTTCTTCTCTAATAGCCTTATCTATGGCAAGTTGCTTTTCTTTTGCCCTATAAATAGCCAAAGAACCACTTGCCAAGGCTTGACTCAATGCAATCTCATCTGATAGCAAGCCTGTTGTTTTTAAAATAGAAATGTTGTACTCGTTATTAAATTCTGCCAAGTGTTGAATTAGTTTAATTTCTGTTTCTTGGTTTACAATCATTTGTGCCATTCTGCTAATGGCTTTGTTTTTCTTGCCGATATAATCGCCCATTAACTGATTATATCGTGCTATTTGTTCATTATCTTGTTTCTGATTAGCGTATGATTCAATGCTTAACTTGTTAGATTGTTGGTACAGTAAATTCGCCTGTGCTAAATCGCTATTCGTTCTAGCAAGTTCAGCTCTTAGGCTTTCAAGTTTTGATTTTTCTTTCTTGTTTTCTTTTTCAGCACCTGTAAAAGGTTTTTGTTTTGTGCCTAAACCCATGCCAAATAATTCATTTGCTTTTGCTTGATTTTGACCTGCATTTTTTAAAAATACATCTTCTGCTTTTTGAGCAGATACCCCTGCATCTTGCCACGCTTTATTGATTGAGTTAGGAACATCTTGTAGCCTATTAGTTAAATCTGTTAAAGAATTAAAATAACCTTCATAATCTTTGTTTTTGTTTGTAATTTGCATATTTTGCAATGGAATAT